TGGTCGGAGACCCGTTGATCAATGCCGTGATCGCTGCTTGGACGAATGCCGTGTTTGCTACCTGTAGCGTATTTGTTCCCGCCGTAGCCGTTGGTGTTGCGGGAATACCTGTAAATGACGGGGAATCTATTGGTGCCCTGCTGGTATCGGTAGGGTGCTTATGGTCCTCGCGTGACCGTTTATTTGACGTGCCGACGGCTGCTGCGCCGTCCATTAACGGTGTTGCGGTTCCAAGCAAAACGTCATGCGAGTTTAGGTCTAGGTTGTGTGCGCTTACTGCTTGCACTACGGTATTTAAGGTAGCAGATGCGGTTGAAGGGTCAACATTAAAATTAACCACGCTTGCGTTGCTCACCTCAAGATATACCCGTATCCACAAGTCTTTTGTAGAACCATCGGCATATTGCGGCTTGTACGTCTCAGGGAACTTACCGATAGCAATCAAATCGCCCTCAGTGTCAATTATCCCGACTTCTCGAACATTAAAACCGCCATCGGTAGCTAGAACTACGGCCTCAATCAATAGCCAGTTTGGATTATCAATAGGCACAGTAGTACTGCTTAAAAGTCCCCTCCATACCTCGTTTTTAAGCGCCACTTGGGCCTCAACCGGATTGTAATAAGCCTCGTTTTCGCCACTACCTAGTGCCATTTTTTCAATATTTATAGTGGTACCGTTGGCAATAGCTGCCACCCACTTGGCTTTACCGGTATTGGTCAGGATCGTATAAAATTGCTCTGCCATTGGTGCCGACCTCCGTTAATCAAATTCCACGGCAGCCGCTGCCGATCCGTATTCAGGTGCTGTTTTGGGCTTCATTGAAGAAGTTATGATACGTGACTCATGGGACTGACCAGGTATCGGCAGGCCGGAAAGATTCACCCTGCCTGCTGATTCAAAGAACGCGGTCAGCTTGTAGAAATCTTCCTCGTTTGCCAGTGCCAGCATTGATTCAAGTATTTGAGCTGGAACCGCTACAACCGACTTCTGAGCCGCCTCCATGATCATCTTGCGACGGTGTTGTTCAACCGATTCAGCCAGTTTAAGTTGACGCTGTACTCGCTCAAGCTGTTGGGTTTGTGTCTCAACCTGCTCACGTAAGGCATCTTCAAGAATGGCCTGCTCTTCAAGGCGGTCCTGCAGCACCGCATTCTCCATGATTGCGGTTGCGGTCCAGTGCTTCAGCCACTTTTCAGCTTCTTTTTCGGCAAGTCCGGTGGTCTTGACTATCCCCTCAAGTATCATGGCGGTATCGGCGTTGCTGGCAGATTCAAGTATGTATCCACGGTTGGAAGCAAAGCCCGGATTCATCACATAATCGAAACCGTGAAAGCCAGTGATCTTTGTTTTACCGCCAGCCCCGCCGTCAAATCCTGCACAGGCCCACGAAAATCCGCCTACCCTGGAAGCGTTCAGGCCGGATACGATCTTTCCGGGAGCGGTCTCAAGAATCTCTTGCGTATGCTCAACCAGTCCGCCTTTATGGACTTCAAATTGAGTGGTTACGTTGGCCGGTACGTTTTCGGTAATGACTGAAGAGCCGTCCGGCAGTTTGATTGCTCCCACTTCAGGCAGTGCCAGCCTGCCTGATAGTTCCCGGCGCCCATGCCCCAGGTAACCAAGTGCTTCACGCAGTCTGATTTTTTCCCGCGTGGAAGGGTCATAGCAAACCTTGATAGCGTTCTCTAAGATGTAGTTCCGGTGGTGACCGGTGTAGGTCCGGCCCTCCTGAAACATGTTAAACGTGCATTTGATTGGTTGGGCCATTGCAAAAGCCTCCTGTGCTGATTCTGTTATGATTGCCGGGTGTGATGCTTCCCGGCTGCCAAAAGTAAAATTGCTGCGTCTGCTCATACCAAGCTGTTCAGGTAGCTGCTGATTGCGCTTTCAGTTACCGGAACCTCGCCCCCGTCTTCAGGAAGAGGCATTGCTCCGGGGGGCATTCCACCGTTGGCCGCGTTCTCAGCCGCTGTTGCTGCCAGCTCTTCAGCTTTTGCCTGTTTGTCTGCAGGGAACATGAGGGCGTATTTGTCTTCAGGAACTTTGAGAATGTCAGTCCACAGGTAATTACCGAATGCCTGACGATCAACGGTGGCGAACTCCTGATCCATCAGTTGCACCATCTGAACAAGACCGGTTGCGAACCCGGCGCGGCCTTCCATGTTTTCGCGCTCTTCGCGCTCAAGGGCAGTTGAAACCGCGTTGAAGTTGATGCGCCAAGGCTTTTCACCAGGCAGAAAGACCTTACCCACCTTTGAAGCGATATGAATCTCACAGAGACGGTCAACACCGTCTTTGATAGCCTCACGCAACAGGCTTGCCTTGATTGCAGCCAGAACAGAGACCCGGAAGAAACCGCCGTCCCCCAGACCGCCTGCCAGCATTTCACCGAATCCAAGCAAGGCAGGGTCAATACCCAGGGCAGAGCCAAGCCGTTTGATGTGAAAATCAATGTCGCTGAGTCCGTCAATATTCGGGGAGCCTTCAACGGTTGAGATATCCAGCCGACCGCGTCCGTCTCCAAAAATAGGGATGATGTGATTGATAACCGTCTGAAGGAAGCCTTTACGGAGGGACCTTTCGGCATTGATTCTATCTGTCTTTTGCATCTGCCCTGATACGATATTCAGGTACTGAGCCGCCTTCAGTGGGTTCAACTTGCCAGTGTTTACGCCTATCATTCGTTCCAAACGTGCCGCGTTTTTGCGGCTCATGTTCATCGAGGCGATAGCGTCAAGCAAGTCCATCCAAGGGACAAAGGCAGTTTCAATCAGCGATTGACCGTAGCCCTGTGTTTCAACCAGGCTTTCCTGCTCAATATCATCATTAGATATGTCAAAAGGCGTTGCGTCTATGCGTTGTGGTTCGGTTTTGGGAGCGTGCCAGATCGGTATTTTAAAGCCCACAAACGACCACGGGTTCATCAAAACCAGCCCAGACCGTCCGGCCTGCTGCCAGGTAGAAGAAAAACCAGCCAGCCGTCCGGCCTGCTGATACTCATTTACGAAGCGTGGGTGAGTGTAGTAGTCCGACCGGATTGACAGTATCCCTCGCTTGTCAGCCAGGTAGGGGCGAACGTACCAGCTGCCGTATAAAGCAGCATTGTAGGCCCAGGCGTGGCATTCTTTATTGATGATCGGCTGCAGGAAAGTTTGCAGTTCGGTGACAATGGCGTTGGTTTCATCGTTGACGGATTCAATCTTGACGATCTCGCCGGTATCTGAACGGGCAGACAGGGCCTGTGCTATGTGCATCTTGATTGCGCTGTCAATGGTTGGGTCAGACGACATTGTATCGTAAATGGAATACCGACCATGTCGGGATTTAGGCAGTTCGTAGAATTCCTGTCCGTCTTCTGATGTGGAAGAGAAAACGCCACCCAGACCGGTAGCGTCTCCAATAAAGTCTTCGTACACGCCACCAGACGGAACCATGACGTTACGGACATCACCAGCAGCAGAGTAGAAGCCGGGAAACAGTTTTTTCCAGATTGATTTCTTTTCAAGGTCTGCCATGTCCGGGAGTATGGCAGTGGGATGTTATGCTGTGGAGTGCACTAAACGACACGAAAGAGGATGAAAAGAAAGGCGGGTGTGGTATATAAGGCACCAAACAACACAGGGGGGCTTCTATACAAATGGGCGCAAATGAACAGCTACTTGACGACTGGCACAGCATGGCAGAACAGTTTTCAAAGGATTATGCTGATGCTCACTATGAAATGGGGCAGGCTCAGAACTTCATACGCAGTCTGTGCGAAATTTACAATGCCTTTTCAATAACCGGCGTACTGTTTGAATACAAGCTGAAGAAAACCGGAGATGACGGCGGCATAAACCGCATTGACGGCTTTTTACCAGAACTGCTTCTTATAGAAATGAAGTCAGCAGGTAAAAACCCTGAAACAGCCCGTCAACAGGCATTCGGATATATTGACCTGCTGCGTGAGAACGAGCCTGAGAGTGAAATCCCCCGCTATGTCCTGGTAAGCGACTTCAAGCTACTGCATCTGTATGACCGGACTGTCTCGAACACCGAGGCCACAACCATAGAACTTGCCGATTTCCGCAATCACGTTGAAAAATTTGCCTTCCTATACGGATACGATCGGATTGTCGAGCGTCGGCAAGAGGCGGTCAACAGCCTTGCCGCAGAAAAACTGGCTGCACTACACGATTCAATTAAGGCCACCGGCTACACCGGCAAGGAGCTTGAAACACTGCTGGTTCGTATTCTGTTCTGTCTGTTTGCCGAGGATACCGGCCTGTTTGGAACGCCAGACCTGTTTAAGACGCTGATAAACAACACCCGCGAAGATGGCCGAGACCTGTACGGCGAGCTTGATATGCTGTTCACCGTACTTGATTCACAAAACCGGGAAAGCTCTGTTTTTAAAGAGCTGCTGGCCTTTCCCTACGTAAACGGCAAGCTGCTTGAGGGGCGATTGCCCCACTGCTATTTCACCTCAAATACCCGTCAAGTATTGTTATCGTGTGCAGCAGATGTTGACTGGTCACAGATCAGCCCGGCAATCTTCGGCTCACTGTTTCAGTTCATCATGCACGATGAAGGGGATACCGCAACCAAAAGCAAAAAACGGCGGGAATTTGGAGCGCATTACACCAGCGAGAAAAACATCCTCAAAACCATTGGCACGCTGTTTCTGGATAGCCTGAAAAAGGAGCTGAAAGCCTGCAAAGGGGACGCAAAGAAGCTGGATGCATTTCTTGCAAAGCTGCGTTGCTTGCAGATATTTGACCCTGCCTGCGGTTGCGGAAACTTTCTGGTGGTGGCGTACCGCGAGATACGGCTTTTGGAAGAGCAGGCTCTGAATGAAGTGAAAAAGGGGCAGATGACCCTCGATATGCCGCTTTGCAACGTCAACCAGTTTTACGGCATTGAGATAGACCCTTCTGCCGCTCAAATTGCCACCCTTGCGCTTTGGCTTACCGATCATCAGATGAATATGCGGGTCAGACAGCCGGACGGTAAACCGTACATCCGTCTGCCGTTGACAGCAAAGGCCAACATCGTCTGCGGCAACGCCCTGCAACTGGACTGGAACAGCGTGATCAAGGCGGAGGAGTGCAGCTATATTGTGGGGAATCCGCCGTTCGTGGGAAAAAAAGAACAGAATGCCGAGCAAAAAACAGATATGGCTCTGGTATTCAAGGATATTAACGGTGCTGGAGTGCTTGATTATGTAACTGGCTGGTATGTGAAAGCTGTAGCTTTTATCAAGGAAAACCCGGCTATCACTGCCGCCTTTGTTTCCACTAACTCAATCACCCAGGGCGAGCAGGTCGGTGTGCTGTGGAGTTGGATGCTGCAACAGGGGGTACATATTCATTTTGCCCACCGCACCTTCCGCTGGAGTAACGAAGGAAAAGGGGTTGCAGCGGTGCATTGTGTGATTATTGGCTTTGGACTTGATAAACCGAAAAAACGGGTGATTTTTGATTATCCAGACATCAACGGCGATCCGCAAACCATCAAGGCGAAGAATATCAATCCCTACCTGGTGGATGCGCCGAATGTTGTGATTCCGACGCGTCGCGCTCCTTTGTGCAATGCTCCTGAAATGATCAAAGGTAATGAAGCGACTGATGGTGGGTATCTGGTACTTGATCTGGATAAAAAAGAGGAGCTTTTGGCCGAATATCCGCTGGCTGAATGCTGGATACGTCCTTTTCTGGGAGGCGATGATTTTCTAAACGGTGGCAAGCGTTGGTGTCTGTGGTTAAAAGGCTTTGACCCTGTGTTGCTGCATTTGTTTCCGCCTATTCAAGAGCATGTTGAAAAGGTTCGTTCTTTCAGACTTGCAAGCCCGAAACAGGCAACTGTTGGCAAGGCAGCAGTACCGTGGCTGTTTGGTGAAGACAGGCAGCCAACGGCAGGGAACTACATTGTGATTCCCAAAGTATCGTCCGAACGGCGGGAGTATATGCCGCTTGGTTTTGAGTCATATCAGACGATTATCAATAACACGCTTCAGTTTGTACCTAATGGGACGCTCTACGACTTTGGTGTTTTATCATCAGTCATGCATATGGCCTGGATGAAAACTACCTGTGGACGCTTGGAAAGCCGATATCAATACTCTATCAATGTCGTCTACAACAACTTCCCCTGGCCGGAAAAGCTGGCAGATGAACAAGCACAGGCGGTAACGGACAATGCGCAAAAGGTGTTGGATGTCCGTAAAAACCACGAAGGGCAAACCCTTGCCTGGATGTACAACCCTGAAACAATGCCTGATGATTTGAAAAAGGCTCACGCGGAACTTGACGCTGCCGTTGATGCTGCTTACGGCTACACCGGAAAGGCCGACGATGCTGCAAGAGTGGCGTTTTTATTTGGGTTGTATGGGGAGTTGGTTAAACGACACGAAAGAGCATGAAAAGTGAATGGTATCGACGAAACCTTGATTTTGTCATAATTTGTCAGAATGTGTATGACATAACGGGTTGACAGCCAAAAATGAAAAAGGCTATGGTTGAAGCATGGGGGCGTTCATGAGCGACGAACAGAAAATATTTGAACTGTTTGACCGGTACGGCAGGGAGACGGTGCCGATCTACGAAATGGCAAATATTGATCCAAGGGCGCACAATTTTGGTGTGGCTTTAAAAATGCACGTTTTGCAGCCTGGCGATAAATGGCCGGGGCATGGCCCAAGGGTCAAGTTCTTCAAAAAGAATCCTGAAGTTGATTTCTTTTCTATCTCTCTTCATCCCGACGCGGACAGAATAACGGTTGCTGGCGGGCATCCTGAAGAGCTTGCTACCACAAGTGAGGTCAATCTGCTGATTCGCAAGGTTCAGCACTACAGGGTACCACTCTGGAATATGTACTTTGATACCGCAATGACGCAGGATGAATTGCTTGACGAAATGCGTGCCGTTGACGCTGGCAAAGAGGTGCCGGTGCGTGGTGGACGCTACAAGATGGATAAGAAGAAAAAATAATCTGTTGAGATTCCATGCGGGAAAGCGTCTCAAAAAGTATTCTTTTATACGCTTTACCATTCTTTCTTCATGCGGTAACGTAACCCGGTAGCGACCCTGCCGCTACCGTTATTTCTTGTCAACTATTTTTGTTTTATGATGGTGTCGTTATACAGGTCTTCCAGGGGATAACACATTTCGTAATCGTTCCAACCCACGCCACCGCCAATAATCTCAAACTTCTTAAACAGTTCAATCTTGCGGTATTTTTTTACAGACGGGTGAAGTGATTTCTTGATGAATGGCCCAAAGTCAACTATCTGCTCATGCCCATCACTGAAGCTGAATTTAATACGATAGCCATCAACATACTCTGCCGTTGTGATGTCGATTTCGTCTATTTCGGGATTGATCATGGCTATTTCACCTTCTTGGTTATTACTTGGCACTTGATCTTTTTGTGCCAAAGAAAAACCTCTGCCCACTTTTCAACAATTTCAGCAGCCTTTTCATTTACAAAATCTTTGAAGTTGGCGAGTTCATCAGGATCAAGGCCGTTTTTACCTGCCATGTTCTTGAATTTAATGGCTGACACCTTGCCATTAACCGTAATTATTTCAGCCTTGCAAAGCCTTTTGTCGCAACCGCCATGCACATGAATAGGTTCGTGCTCGTTCGTCCAAAAGTATATCGCTATTCCAAGGTAAACGTAAAGTTTTGGCATTAGTCACTCCCCCCACGATTCAACCATAGCCTTTTTCATTTTTGACTGTCAACCCGCTTTGTCATACACGTTCTGACAAATTAAGCAGGCAATAAAAAAGCCCCATGTTTCAGGGGCTTTAATCTCACCGCCACAATTTCACAGTTTCAAATGCTACCCCGTCTTCAATCAGCTTGTGGTAGACTTCGTTCAGTAAGTGAGAGGTCAGCTTTACATCAAACATCTTGCCTGCCTCTATTTCATGCCCGTAAGCATCGAATATGCTGTCAAATTCATCGAAGAAATAGGTTCTGCACTGACTACCGTTCTGAGAAAAAACGATCCTCCCTATCATCTGTTGCCGCTTATCCTCAATTACCCCTGAAAATTCAGCTTGCACGATAATACGGTCAAAGAAACACAGGGTAAGGCTTACTGTTTCGCGCTTCGCAATCTCTACCCCTTGATATCCCTGCTTTGAGCCGGAGCATTCTTCAATAACCCCTGCAAGTTTGCCGAACTTGGCACGTAAGCTGATGTAAGCCATTCGTAACCGTTCATTTTCTGCATGTTGCGACATTGCCCCAAACATATTAACGCCCCCCCTGCATCTGTTCTGCCAGTGCCCGTTGTTCCATATCAGTGTCAGAGATCAGGTAGTCAAGCATTTCACCGTCTGTCAGTTCCAGCGTATGCGACGCTTCATGCATGGCCCCTTCTTCAAAGCGCCAGTCTGCGTATCCGTGGGCGGCCAGAAGATTCAGTTCAATCCGGCCATAGTCCAGGGCCTCAACCCATTCAGCATCAACATCCTCGCCAAATTCAAGGAATCCGCTTTTGATCAGTTCGTTCTTTACCAGCCACCACCACGGCCCGAATGAACGGTACCGCAACGGGTTCTTGGTCAGGAAGTCAGACAGGGAAGCAATGAATTTCACCTTCCACTGTGTCAGGGTTTGCAGTTCAAGTGCCTCGGTGATCAGCGGTGCAAGATCGGCTTCAGTTGGTTTTACGATATTTGTCATGGCTTTGTAGCCTCCTGTGTTTACTTGATTTCGACTCAAATTATTCCATAAATTATGCCATCAGTTCATAGATTCTGGCAAGATCGGCTGTTGACGGTACATGCCACCAGGAACCCATGAATTCACCGCCCGCGTTGGCAAAGTATTTTGCCCCGAATTGCCCCTTAAGAAGTTCCTTGGTACGGAACAGCACGCCGCTCTTGTCGTTGCGATCCTGGAAGAACCAGCGGGAGAACGCCGGAACCCGCTCACCACCGCGCCCCTTAAAACCGGGTAACACGACATCACCGGTATTTACTTTAATCGCTATTCCAATACGGTCAAACGCCTGCTTGATGTTTTCCGGGATCTCTTTGTAGTCAGGGTGATTCTTTATGGCTTCGAGCTTTGCCTTTTCTTCGTCGGCTCGCATCTCGTTCAGGGCTGCTGTT